ACATCGTTGCACTTCGTTTAATGAACTTTTCACTTCCCCTCCTCCTTCGCCTTCGCGGGGTCGCTTGAAACCACCTCCACGCTTAAGGGTATTCCCATTCCATTGCCCTCTCGAAGCAATATCTGCTTTACTCCCTCAGCCGCGGATTTTGTGTAGTGGCAATCTTCAGTAACACTTCCATCGGACCAATGTGCTTTTGTTCTCCAGAGTTTTACCAGCGCGGGGACCTTCCAATTGTCGCGGTCTTTGCGAGTTTCGATGAGTTGCTGATGGAAATATGTTATCTCGCTCAGTAATTCGCGTACGATCTTCGCGTTATCTTTTGCCGTTTTCCCCTTGCTCTCTTTCATCGCGCCCCTCCGTGTGGTGTTATCGGTCCTTGCTGTTTTAATTTAGGACAAACATTCCAATGACACCGCAACTGGTCATATCGTGGCCGTTCATTTCCTTTGCGGTCTTTGCGTTTGCAATAGTGTCGTTTTGACGGCGGCAACATGTTTGATGTGCTCGCCTCGTGCAACTCACAGTTCCACTCAAAAAAATACCAGTTATCAGGCTTTTTCATTCCCCCTCCTTGCGTCCCTCACCGTTT